TGTGCTGCCGGACATGGCCTCGTCAGGTAGTTCGTCAGAACTAACCCCAAGAACAGCACGAACCTCATCATATTCTGTGTAATCAGCAACTGCCACTTACTTACCCCTTTACTTCGATAAGGATACCTGCCTCTAGCTGGACTTCCACCCAGCTTGTAAGCTTAGTTGGCGTAACAACACTCTCTGGAAACTCTGTCCCTTCAAAAGGATCAACGAGATAGCCCTTTGACATTACATTTACCCANCCTTTCGGAAGAGTAACAGTGGGCTTGTCAGGCTCGACAACTGTTTCTTTAGCTTTGGTCTGCTTGGTTGTNCTCTCCCCAGCACTTTTGGTAACTCTTGCCATCTTAATACTCCTATAATATAGGCCCAGTCACATTGCTGTGACTGGGCTACATAATCCTATATTTATTAAGCAATAAGGCTCAATACATCAAAGGATGCGTCGAATTGCCTGAAAGCTATCTCAGAGAAGTCGAAACGAAGCGCACGACTTCTACGCATTACGAAGTCTTCAACAGCAGAGTAAGCAGCGGAAGAATTACGAATACGATGGATAGCGTAGCGGCTATCAAGACCCATTACTGTATTTGCCGGCCAGCCTTTACCATCCTCAACAATGAAGAACTTAACATTGGCGAGAGCACGATTGACAATAGTCGGGAGAGCGTCTACCCTCGGTGAAGTTGGATCGTCAGTCTGAGTGGTCGGCTTACCAACCCGGTTCTCAATAGCAAGATAGCCATCAAGATCAGTAACACAATAGTCAATCCGACGAGACATGATGTTCCTAAACAGAAACTTAACCCAAGCCTTATGGGAAACAACCCCATTTGCGGTTATTGTTGAATCAAGGGTAGAGGCCTTAACCTGGGGAAGGGGTGTAGTATCACCAACGTCCTTGTCACCATTCAGAAAGCCCTTCAGGTAATCATAGGTGATCCGGTTACGCTCTACCTCAGTCTGGCGTCCTACTGACATGGCAACGAAATCGAGAGTATTAGCTCTCAGAGCCTGGTCAGAGAATTCCATACCAAGTGCATAATTAGGCAAAGAGTAAGCTGCATCACTAACTGTAAACGACATCATCGCTGCCGGCTTAGAGAGCTGGCTAATCGGCATAGACTTACCGTCTTCAGGGGCAGTGTAATCAACAACCGGACGCTCAATTCTCTCTCTGGATACAGTGGTGTCAAAACCAATCATACCTTCGAAAGCGGTGACGTCTGTTTTGCGGTCAACGGCCAGCTTATTCTCAATCATCTCTAGGATGACAGCCGGAAACAGAATCCGGGAAGTAGGGTCGGCATCGCTGGTAACGATACCAGCATTAACTGAGACACTACCATCGAGAATGCTCGCGATTGACGGTGATTTAAGCCCAAACTCCTTGTTCTCATTTACAATCAATCCAGAGTTTGAACACATTTGGACAAACGTTGAAGCAGCCGCATCAGGGCTTGTTTCATATTTGCGATTTATATACTGAGCAACCGACAGACCACTGTCAAGAGCTGCTTTATAGATGGAAGGTTCGAGTTTAACCTCAACATTACCGCCATCTTTACCAATAATTGAAACTGACATTGTATTTTCTCCTGTTTATTTTATTGGTCTTATTAGACTCTTTCGATTATGGCGGTGTCCCCAACAGAACCGTCAACACTGACATGAACAACACGCCAATTAAAAAGGCCNGGTGTCTGGGAAGTCGCTTNTGCTACCTTNGGATAGACCAGTGTACCAAGTGCAGTACCNGCNGCAACNGGTGTACNNGCAACAACAAGGTCACCTACTGCAACAGTACCGGTTCCAGGGGTGGCTTGGAGCCCATCACAAGTAACCTTCAACCTTCCGGCAGTCTGGACTGTACCGATAGTATAATCATCGAGCGGTGCAGTTTCTACGGCGGTTAATGAGGCCTCGATAGCATCCCCAGCAGCACACAGATCATACCGTGATGCACCAGCTAATTTTAGCAGCTTGCCCTTGTCAGCGTCAACAAGTGCAGTACCTGCTGTTCTCGTTCCACTACCAAGTCGTGCAGTTTCTTGACTGTTCTCAGGAACCAGAACTGTCATTTCAAACTTTGCCATGATAATTCTCCTTTTAATTCTTTATATTATTGACGACCAGTCTTAACTGCTGAGAGTGTTGCCTGGTGTAAACGTGAAACTTTCGGGGTTGTTTTCTTTACATCCTTACCGCTATCGGCAGATGAAACAACCCCAGGTTTAAATGACTTCGTAAATGATGCAAAGGCTGTGTCATAAGACCTGAGAAGAGCTTTATAATCAAGGTCTGCTAAGCCATCTATTTCAGAACCCCCAAGAGCAACAGTCATATTATTGACTGCCCTAGCGGCAATTTCTTTAAACTTCTCACCAACCTCGTCAAACAAAGCGACCTTCTCATTCGAGGCCTTCAAATCTACCTTGGCCTGGAACAGCTCTTCTTCCTTGGCGGCAAGCTGGGATTTAAGTAAATCAACGACTGAACTATCGGAACTTTCAGGTTCCTGTGTATCATCAGCGGAAGCGTCTGGGGGCCCTGCTTTAAGTGCATCAAGAGCAGCTTGTGCCTCTGCCTTTTCCTCGTCAGTAGCAGCAGCTTCAAGAGCAGCCTCTGCGTCTGCAAGGGCCTTCTTATCAGCTGCTTCCTTATCCGCTGCCAGGATGCCATCAAGCACCTCCTGGGCTGCGGCCCTTTCCTCATCAGTAGCAGCGGCTTCAAGAGCCGCCTCCGCCTCGGCCTTGGTAGTAGGAACTTCAATCTCCTCAAGACCAAGGTCTTCAATTTTAGCGCCAGCACTCAATGCTGCCATGTTTTCTGCTGTTAGAGCGTAAGTTTTCTTCATTCCAAACCCTCCTGAGTTTGACTTGCGTGTAGCACGCTTTTGAATTTTTTCCAGGACAGCATCAAAATTTGACACAGCATCCATTAAACCAACATCCACTGCCTGTGACCCTATAAATTCCCTTCCCTGAGCCATCCTTGAATCAAACTCTTGATAGGAAGTGTTATATGAATCAGCCATCGCTTGCACGAACACCCCGTAAGTATGATCGAGATGCGCTTGTAACTCACCTCTCGCTTTATCAGAAAGGGGTTCAACTGAGTTAGCTAACTGCTTAAATTCTCCTGCCCTCAAAACCGTAGCGGTAACTCCATCTGACTCCATCTGCTTTGAGTACTCAATATGACGGGCCACAACACCAATGCTGCCGGCAGTAGCATCAGCTGAAATAAGTTTGTGTTGCATAGGAGCAGAAATCCACATAGCAGCGGAGGCAACAATTGAGTCTGAATATAGAGTCATAGGCTTAATCTTAGAAGCCTTCTTAATAAACTCATAAGTATCGTTCAGACCTGCAACTACCCCGCCCGGAGATTTAACATAACCAAGAATCTCCTTAACACCTTCATCAGCAAGAGCAGTAACAACCGCCTCCCGAATATCTGAATAAGAAACCAGACCGGCATATTGATTGAACCAGTTGTTCTTATCAGTAAGCACACCATGGATTGAAATTACCGCTGTGCTGCCATATATTGATAGCAGTCTCGGAAGATTACGCTTCCCCTCTACCTCACCGAGAACAGCCGCTGGAGCAGGGAAATCCTTTGGTGACATAGCGCCAAAACTAAGCAGGGCAGCCTGGTATTCTTCGAAACCGCCATCAGTACCTGCCCAAAGTATAAGAGACATATTACGCCGCCTTCTTCTTCTTAGATTTAACCCCTGTAGGGGTAGTAGGTTTTAAACTCTGATTTAAAGCACTTCCCTGGCCAGGGGAGGTATTAGAAGTAGGATTACCTGCATCAACCTTTGATGAACTAAATCCTGTCCCACTAAGCTTAGCAGCACCAGGAATTGGCACAGTCCCTGTAAGGATAACCGAAGCCTCGACATCATCCATAAGACCAAGGGAAAGCAACTCAAGAACTCTTGATTGCTTAACCGCTTTAAATGTTTCTAACTCTAATTCAGGTCGTAAGTCAATAGGTTTATAAGAAAATTCTGCAACAACGTCAAGTCCAAACAACCTGAGAGCTAAAGTAAANANCCTTGAAAACACCTCATTAAGCTTTAACTGAACCGCCCCTTCAACAGACTTAACAAATAACATNGATGANGTTGATGCTATATTCTGTGACGCCGCTGAGGCATGATTTAGGACTATGCCGGCCGTCTTAGTACCAGACGCCATCTTGCCATCTAGAATACCTGCAAGCGTCTTATACTCATCAGACAGCGACATATTCTTATTGGTGAGGGTAGCAAAATCTAAAGAATCAAAGTAAACCAGGGCATCCTCAGGATTAAGCCCCCTAACTTTATCTTCTAAATCAGCTATCGTCTTCGCCATATAGGCGGTTAACTTGTCCGGGTCATGGAGAATTTCAGGAGATACATTCTTCTTCCACTTCTCCTCGTCTATTTTAATCGTCTGGCGAGGGTGAATCGCCCTCCTGAAGATCCTACGAAGGTCATTCATAAAATCATTTGACGCTACAATCGGCTGGATAGCAGCCTGGACAGGGGAGTCGGAGTAAGCCTGGGTAAGATCCTGATCGAGCGAAACATAAAAGAAAGTAGGAATATCCAGGGAAACCTCATCACTCCCCATAACCTGAAACGGAACAAGTTCCTTCCCCTTCGCCCTAAACTTAAGCTTAGTGACTGAAACCGGCATCAACCCTTCTGGAAGCCTGGACTTCCCTAAACCAAGCTCAATCGCACAGGAACCATAAATCAGAAGCTCCCTTGCGAGCGACTCTGATACTGACCTAATCGTGCGGTAAGTATTAAACCCTTTCCCAGTCGGATGTAGGAAGTTGAACCTACGAATCAATTGCTGCCCAAGATTAACCCCTTCTGGATTAATCGTCCCATCAGGATTCCTCACCATCAACTGGATGTCAGAGGAAACACTCAACCTAACCGCTGCTGCAACTGCCGCTGACAAGTCAGGAGAAGACTTAGAAAGCTTATTGGAGATTGAATTTGTAGTAGTCTCCGTACTTCTAAGAGAAGAGATATCTATATTGGCAAGACCCAAATCCTGATTTGGCAGGATAGCGTCTGAAGTTTTAGCGGAAGTAAGGTAAGACGGAATAGACTTCGACTTTGACGTGACCTTCGAAGGCGGCGCCGGAGGTAAAGGCGTGTGACGAGCGCCTCCTGGGGCAGACGCCGCCTTCGTAGTCACTGGGGGTGACAGAAATTTTGGCAATTTTATATTAAACGGTAACCGCATATCAACTCATAATTATGCCGCATCATTAGAGACTAATTTGAATTATTTAACATATTACTTTAACTTAAATCACATTAAAACAAAAAAATCAAGTAATTAAATTCTTATTCTACATATTTTTAGCTTCTTCCTCAGTGAGCGTGTTAATTTTAGCCATCAAGAATGGCAAGCTGACAGTCCCATGCACAGTTCCCATCATAAACAGTGCCACGGTGCAATACAATAATGAGAAGAAGCAATGATCCTCGCCCTTAGCACTCTTCTTCCAGATAAACACCTCTTCACCGTATTTATCTAGCTTCTTCTGCCGCTTAAGATCCCGCAAGTGNCTAATTATCGTCTCCTTCATAGGGGANTTGGTATAGGTAATACCCCCACTCCGAATCATATCGACCACGAAATCTAAAGTCTTGTCACGACTGATATCAATCTGCCTCATCCCGAAAGTCGCCTTGTCCTTGTCCTCGTCCTTCTCAGCAATTTTAAACAACTCGACATTTTTAGAGGTAGTAAAAACAGCCCCCCACAAATTAGGATCAGTCTTCTGCATCCGTATTATGTCAGTCGTGTATGGCATAGAGTCGGCAACGGTACAGATAACCTTGTATTTAGCACACAGCTGAGGGTATCTAACCACAAGCTCACGTATTGGTATGGCCTCCACATGCACCACCCTGAAGCCGGATGAATCAGGCTTAGGCTTGGCGATAGTCATATAGCACAACCCACCAAGATCGAGGCCGGCTATAGTATATTTAGGCTCTACTGACTCAGGCTGATAAAATATCTTCTCAAGCTCGTCTGAAGTTAGAGAATTCTCTGAACTGTCATGATCCTCCCCTAAAGAAAAGTTAACAAAATCAGAATATAACTTATAAGTAGTAGAGGCCTTTATAAGATCCCCCGGTGATATAAACTTTGGGCAGGAAAANGGCTTTATGTGATAAGCATGTGCCTCTATATTACTCTCCGGATTCACACACACCCATTCCCTATACTTAATACTCCTATCAACTGGCTTACCGCACTTGGGGCATGCCAGGTAAGCCTCTTTCAAGTCATACTTCGCCAGCTTGTGACGGTTAGAGTAGCAGAAATAGTTTAGAGAGCGTACCTTTTTAGTCNTATATCTACGTTTTACATTAAAGCCTGGGAGTTTAACATGCTCAAAGTAATTCGGATCGAAATAATGATTGCAGTGACAGCACTTAGTAAGCTCCACGAACTGCATAGATTTATCGAAATCATCCGATATCCCTCGCCCTGGCAGGGTAGGAGTAGACAGATTAAGAATGTTCTTGAAATCAGAGTGTGTGAGGCGGGACATATACTGCGTTTGGATATCCTCATACTCGAAAAAGTTCTTTTCATCAAAGATCAGAAAATCAGCTGGTATTGATATTGCTGCCGATCCTGATGCTGCCCCTCTGAAGTATATCTGGGAACCATTCTTGAATATTTTAAGGGAGCTTGAGTCGTTACCGGGCTTAAGGGAATTCGCTATGTTAGGCGACTCGTCTATTGCTGTTGAAACTCTCGTCTTAGAGAAAGTTTGAGCGAATGTAGCCGTAGGAAGGACATAAATAGTAGTTACCCCTGTGTGCATCTGGGAGAAGGCCAATAGAATGCGCACAGAAGCCTCTGAAATACCAATTTGAGAGCACTTCTTAATTGACTTTACCTGAGCCTCATCCTCTATTATTTTCTTCTGATATTCGTGCCCTGCGAAGGAATACGGCTTCCCCCCTACCCA